TCTGGGCGGGTGTGGTCATCGTCCAGGTCTTACTGGGTGTTGATGCGGGTGTTCCACACGCCGTCGGACACGGAGGACTTGTCCACGACCCTTCACATGGCACCGCACACGGCTCTGTCGCCGGACACGTCACGTTCATGACAAAGCCGTCGTGATAGGGACACTCCTTGGCCCCTTCACCGAAGGCGTCGGCCACGACCTTGTAGGTGGCAGATTTTGTTGTCTGGGGTTGACCACACGCGCTGGGACACGCGAGGTCAAAATCAAACCCCCCGTCGCAGTCGTTGTAGTCATTCGTCGACAGGTTGTCGAGGAGAGCGGTCTTTTCAACATCACTGGGAACACTCTTAACACCAGTTGCTGATACGGAACAAAACCCTCCAAATTCGTCGCAGAACCCCTCGATGGCCTCGGCCTTCGTTGGGTATCGATGACACGTCGACATCCTACAATACAGTTAGATTTTATGCTGCACAACTTTGTTCACACGCTGGTGTCGCGGGGCATGTCATGGTCGTGGGTGATGGACACGCTTCGCCGTAGCCCACACTGTCGGTGAGAGTTACCCAGTTCTTCACGACCGTACCCCCCGGATAACCGCACCCCGTGGGACACGCATCGGCTTCCCAGAATCCGTAGCAGTTCGTGCACGGTTCATATCTGCTCGTCGGTGCAGTACCATCTTCTTGACACGGTTCGTTGTTCACTTGAACTTGCACTTCGGCGGTTGTAGCAACACCTGGTGGTGCATTGCATACCCCAGGGCCAGTGACCAACGGTGGTACTGTCGAATATGTGCAACACGGTGGCGTGGCTTCGCAATTTCGTGTATAGCTGTACCCATCCGGATACGGGCAGTAGGCACCCCCTCCTTGTTGCGGAATGATTTGTTTATACGTGGCGGTGTAATCTACGGCTGACTGACCGCACGTTTTCACGCACGCGGGTACAGGTTCGTCAAATTCTCCCACGCAGTTTACGTCGACGTCATCGCGTATGGATGGGGGTTGGCTGTCTGGGAAGTTGCATTTCTCTGGATTAGTAGCACAATACCACGCCGCTGCCCCGCCTGCGGTGCCGGCTACGATACCAGTGATCAAACCACCACCAATGACGCCACCACTCGCGACACCCTCATCACAAGCTGCCACTGCCGGACACGTCTTAGATTCAGACGCCGGTGGACATCCCACATATGTTTGACCTGGTGGAGCCGTGTTCGTGGTCCAGTTTCTCGTGTAGGTCACTTCTTCCGAACCACATTCGGTGGGACATGGTGGGAACTCGGTGTCCCAATTACCCTCGCACGGTACTTCACACCCTGGTGTCGCTGGACATGTAATGGTTTCGCTTTGAGACTCTGGTGGGCAGTTGATGTACGTCTCACCCGGTGGGGCTGTATTTGTGGTCCACGTTTGTGTTCGATTTATGTCACCTCCCAGGTAACCGCACTCTGTTTCTGTAGGACACGCTTTATCCCACTCATCCCACGCCCCTACGCACTCCACCTGCTTTAGAGCTGTAGCATCACAAGGTGCCGTGTCTCCATCTTCGTAATCAGAAATACACGTACCCGTACCAGTGCCGGTGGTGGTGACTCTCCACGTCTTCAACTGCGTGGAGTCGTTGCCCACGAATCCGGGTTCCGTCGGACACGCACTGGTGTCCCAACCCTGTTCACAATCACACGGCACCGCTGGACACGTTTTTGTTTCATCGGGTGGGCAATTCGTGTATACTTTACCTGCCGGTGCTTGTTCTTTCGCCCAATTTCGAGTATACGTGATTTCATCGGTGCACACACCCTCTTCAGGGCAGTCTGGGAAACCATCGGCGTACGCATCCCATGTTCCGGGACATGCATTGACGTTTTCACACGTTTCAGATTTCGTCGTTTGGTTGGTGGTTTCTGTGCACGCGGCGCCGAAAACATTTCGTTGATATTTTTGCTTGTACTCACCAGAAGTTTCATCGAGGGTGCAATAGTCGAGAGTCGCCCAATCTTCTTCGTAGCAGCAATCAACTGTTTTCTCCAAACTTTGTGTATCTTCTTCTGGAAAGCATCCTTCCGAAGGCTCGATGATACTTCGAATCTTCGCCTGTGATGGTTCGACACCTTCGGTCTCGGAAACGACGCACGAACCATCGTTCTCCCACGCAGTGTACCCACAACACGGAACAAGACTCTCCGTGAAAGGTTCTTCCTCTTTGCCGCACCCTTCTATAGTAGTGCCGATGTCGCGTTTGATGCGCTGCAGTTCGCCTGTTTGGTACGTCATGACACCAGTAGCTGCGTCTTGGGCAAAAACCTGCTGTTCCTCACACTGCCCATCCGGTGTCCACTCGGTGTATCCACAGCACGGCACGTACCGCTCTTCCGTGCCTTCAGGACATGGTCCGGCGGTGGTTTGTGTTTGCTTCTGTCGGTTCACGGTGACGTACATCTCGTTGCCGTCTTCATCCACACCGCCATACGGGATTTGCATTTCTACACACCCCTCCACCGGTGCCCAGCCGGCTTCGTAGCAGCACGGGTCGGTGTAGCTCTTGGTGTTGTTCATGTTTGGGTCTTCTTTGCAGCTGGAGTTCACGTAATTCCTCGTGTACGTGAGCTGACCATCAGAAGCACACACACCATCGGTCGACCAGTTGGTGTAATCACAACAAGGGGGTTGCGCCGGGCACACTTCCTCTTCCACGGTGCCGTCTGCTTTGGTACACGCTTTCCCAGTTCCAACGGGTTGTGATGTAATTTTCCACGTTCTCTTGAAAGACACCCCGGAGAAACCACAGTCGTTGGCATTGGATGGGCACGAGGGTAAACCAGTGGTATAGCTGTCCCACCCCTCGACGCACGGTGCACAATTTTCAAACTTTTCCACATCCTCACTGCGGCACTCACCGAGGTGGTATTTGGTTTCCTTTTGTTGTCCGGGTTTGATATCACCACACTCCCCAACGGGTTCCCATTTTCCAATAATATCACAACACGGTGTATATTGCTCCGTGTCAAAACCTTCGCACGCACCCGGTGCATTTTCCTTGAGTTCTCTGGTGAACTTTTTCAAGCCACTCTCACACGGAACGTCCCCGGGGTCTTCCCAATCCCTCACGAGTTGGCAACACGGTGTTATTTGATCACACGCCTCGGTCTCCGTGTATCCATCGATGTATGGGCAGTCTGGTGCACTTTTCGTGATGACGTACTTACGACTGCGCGTGGGTACTTCGTCACACTCGCCCACACACGGACTCCATGGGGTGAACTCGCCCTGGCACTCCTGTTTCCTCGTTCCGAAAAATGTACCAGCGGCGGCGGCCACGGCCGACGCTGTGCCTAAGACCATAAATATGATGACAGACAAATCATCGTCGCTTGACATCTTACAATTGTTGCAGAAAAAAAAACACTGAGGCTAATATATATATGATACCGGTCGTGAACTACGGGCGCATGCAACGAGTTTCGCCAGAACCCACGGGGCCGCCGTTAAACGCGAACACGTTCTTGATTGTTATTATAATTCTATGTGCGTTGTTACTGTACAAGCGATACGTCGACGTCAGTCGTAATCGTCAACGATGGCATACTTGATGCACTCCTCGGGTTCGAGGTAGATGTCCCGCTTGAGAAGTTTTTTCATCTTCTTTTCTGGAATCTTGGTGTGTTCGAAGTACGTCCTGCGTATCATGTCCATCAACTTGGAGGCGGTGCGCATCTCGTCCTTCATCTCTTCGAACTTCCCCCAGAACGATCCCGTGCTGAGCTGATGAATGAGAATGTGTGCGTTCCTTCCGATCCGTCGTTCTTTCCCACCTAAGAGCATGAACGTTGCGGCGGAACAGCACGCGCCGTGAGCTATGGTGACCACCTCGACGCGACTCTTCTGTAATATGTTCATCGCCGTGAACCCGGCGAAGAGGTCGCCGCCGTCGCTCATGATGTTCACGCGTATGGTGGGCGTGTATCCGATGATGTCGGCGCTCATCTTCAACAACCCAGATTCCAACTTTCGAAACTTTTCGGTAAAGTCCAAGATACTGTCGTTGGTGATGTCGCCGTAATAGAACATCTCGTTGCCGACGACCTTGGTGCACTCCGTGACGACTTCTTCTTCTTCTTCGTTAGCCATTGAGTCGTTTCTTGATTAAATTGACGTCCCTTGGTTTTAATTTAGTAGTGATGCACAGATGATTCATCGTATCGAAATCTTGTGGAGTGATGTCGTAGTCTCGTAATTTATCTATGTACCCCAACCCGGCGTAGCGTTGTAAAAGGCACAAGGCTTCTATGCTTATGTTATTGTTCCGAATTTGTATGCCGTGCAGTTTGCGTCGGCGCATCTTGTAGTTCCCGTGTTTCGTCCACGAGGCCCCGGCGCGAATGTTGTCCTCCTTCAGGGGTTCGCGCATGTAATACCTCGGAATGCACATGGCGGCGTTCGCGAAATAAGGCATAATGTTCCAATCACCCATTGCGCTGTACATGCTCGAGTCCATGAGGTCGGCGTCGGAAAAAGACTTGGCGACTTTGGCGAAATCCACGTCCGCGCTGTCGAGATAGTTTTCCTGAAATATAGACCACATGTGTCCGTGTTCGGTGAGCGTCTCAATGTTGAACACGTAATCTCGCTCGCACAAGAGCTGGTGGATGACCTCTTTCGGGGTCTCGAATATGTCTTTTTCATCGCATCCATCGATGTAGTGAAAGTAGTCCCGTATGTTCCCCCTCGACCGTTCCGCGGCGACGCGGTCGTACCTCTTCGGGTCTAACTTCGACAACGTCAGTGGGTCGTGTCTCGGTACCGTGATGAGTTCAAAATTTGGATACATGCACAGGTGCGTGGACACGACCACGAGCGAGCCGTTCGTGAGGCGTTGTCCATCGCTCACGCGTTCGATTGTTCCCTTAAGTATGAGGGAGTCCGGTTCGTAATCCTCGATGTACAGGTGTTTATCGCTGTTTTTGATGAGGTCCGAGAAGACGCTCTTCGACCGGAGAAGGTCCACGTTGAGTTCCACGCTGTTGCCTTCGTGCATGCACTGTTCGCGCACGAAGGACTTTCCCGTGCCGCACGGGCCGTAGATGAAGACGTTTTTGTTTTCCTCGAGACATCGTTTGAAACGCGCGATGCGTTGGACGTGCAGGTTGGTCGCATCATCAGGGGGTTTCTTTTTTTGTGGGGTGATTTTAATATATCTATCCATGACTGATAAAGACTTGACCGACCAAGCGATGGAGGTACTAGAAGAAAAGGTATTGACCCCTTTAAGAAAGAAAATGTTCCCGTACGTGTGCGGTGTTGTGGTGTTTAATGTTCTTCTTCTTGTGATTTTGGTGGTGATTCTATTGCGACTTCCATCAACTCGGCTCGACGTTTGAGTTCTTCTTCGAGTTTTTGATTCTTCTTCGACACTTGCGTTTTGCCGCGCAACTCTTCCAACTCCTTCTTGGTCTCGTCTTGTTGTCTCTGTGCGATGACGTCGCCCACGACCTTTTTTAAGTACGTCTTCACCGGTGGTGGGTTCTCGTCGACAGACGTGCGCAACTTTGTGAGGTCCTGCACGAGGTCATCTTTACTCTTGTCCGCGGGGATGAGTCCCTTGAGCTTGGCCATCACGGAGTTTTCCATGATGCCGTTGAACATTTCGATGGGTTTGATGTGAATGATTTCTGGTTTCGTGATGTCGTCGTCTGATGGGAAATCGCGTTCGAAGAGTTCGAGGATGTACGACGGAATCGACGGGCTCTGCTCGATGAGGGCGTCGTACTCTCCTTTGAGGAGTTCCACCATGTCCGCGCCGTCGCGACTGCGGTCGACGAGAGGAAGGGCCAGCTCCAGACGCACGACGCGAGAGAACTTGCCGAACTGCATCGCGGCCACGCGGTGGGATTCCATGAGTTCACTAATTTTCAGGAACTGGGCGATGGTGGCGATGAGACCGGCGATGAGGTTGAGCCCACCTATGCTCGGGGCGACGTACGGTTTCAAACCCTCGGGAAACTGTTCTTGTGCAAAATTAGCCGTGCCCGTGATGGTCGACAAGATGATGACGGGGAGGGTGTAATGCATGTTTGATTTTCTGTACTTGAGGAATGCCTGGTAGTGCATGTACCTGTAGCACGCCGCGCTCTCCCCCCACGACTTGAGAATGGCTTCCTGCTGCGGGTGCCAAATTTTTGGTATTTTTTTATCTTTTTCCATTTTAGAATAGATGAATATAATTTTCGCACTTCACGCGGTGTTCTTGTTATGGCTCATCATCATCCCGTTCCTTAACAACGAGCGGTGGCTCCAGACGTACTCCCTCCTCATCCCATTCATCTTCTATCACTGGAGCGTGAACGACGACACGTGCGCCATGACGCAGTTTGAGACGTACGTGACGGGTAAGAACAAGGACGAAACCTTCTTCCATCGTTTGGTTTCGCCGGTGTACAAGATGGACGACACCGCGGCCAACAATCTTTTGAAGAGCACGCTGTTCTTCCTGTGGATGTTCACGCAGTACAGACTCGAACGATTTAAAATCATTGAAAATGACTTAAAGAAGATTTTTGCGAAGTATCGTGTCAAGAAAAATTAAACACTGTCCAAACGTGCACACGAACTTGAGCACTCGCTCTTTGTCCATAAAACACAAAATGAAAATAAAGAGGCGGAAACATTCGCTATCATCATGGGCAAGATGTGAAAGTGCGCGGAGTAGACCAACCCTAACCCACTGGCGACGAGGTTGGTCACCAAGAACGCGTAGCTCAACCCATCCGTGTCCTTCGTGCGACACGTGTGCACGACCTGTGGCACGAACATGACGGTGATGAGCACGGAACTCGCGAGTCCACACGTTTCCACTATCAACATGTATTATTAAAGGGACACTCTCCTTTTAATAATACATGTACAAGGTGCTCGCCATCGATGTCGGGTATCATAATATGGGTTTGGTCGTGGCACACTGCGAGAACGCGCGAGTCGAAATCGCGTGGATGAAAAAGGTGAGTTTGGAAGATTATAAATACATTCACACGAATGACATCGTCGACTTAGTGCCACTGATGGTGCACGAACACCGAACCCACTTCGACGAAGCGGACCACGTGCTCATCGAGAGACAACCCCCTGGAGGGTTCCAAAACATCGAAGTCCTCCTTCACTACATGTTTCGCGATAAAGTGACCCTCATCAACCCCGTGTCGTTGCACGCGCACTTCGGTATCAGACATCTGGACTACGACCAGAGAAAGGAGAGAACCACCAGTATCGCGGAGAAGTACATCCAAGGCGAGGTGCCTTACGAGAGGAAACACGATATTGGTGATGCGGTGTGCATGATCGTGTACTTTAATTTCAGAAACTCTGTACACTTTTTTGATAGGTTTAGATTTAGATGAACCTCCACGACTGGTTCATCGGGTCTCTGAACCGACGCATCTCTTCGAGGGCGTTGAACATGACCGCCGGACTGGACGCCTTGTTGGTCGCCGCGCGGATGTCCACGTATTCGTCGACTTCATTCCTCTGCGCCTTCGTGAGTTGCATGTAGCGAGCTCTGACGCGTTCGGCCACGAGAGCCTTCGCCTTGACCAAGGCCTGCGCGTAGTTCTTCTGACCTTGGTATTTCAACATCTTCTTTCCGTAGTTTGAAAAGGTTCGAGACTTCGCGAGGTCTTCCACCATCGTGTCCTTCGCGAGCGTCTTCGGTGCCGTTTTCAACCTGTTCAACTTTTGAAGGGCCTCGAACAAACGTCTCGGAGATGATTCGGCGTTCACCCCGTTCGCAATTTGCGCCGCGAACACCTTTGATTTCTCGTTGACGTTCTGGGACGAGCGCAACACCCGATTGTACAGGAGGGTGCGACTGTTTCTCACCATAGATGTGTAATTCGGAACTTTATCGTTCTTGTACGACGCCAACTTCATCTGATATTCGTACAAATTCTTTGCTTTCGCCAGTTTCTTCGCACTCATCTATACCATGGGCTCACAATTTATTTTTAATCTTGGCACAGATGGTCTTTCGTGTATTCTTATCCCTGACGTTCGCGTTCAGACCACGGGCGAGAGCCTCCATGTTCGTCTTCTTCATCGAACACGCGCGCTTCTTCACATTCGCCTCCCAATCTTTGATGAGACGTTCGACTTCAGTCCACTTTCTGTCCAGTCGCGCGCGAACAATCTTCCCCAACTGTTTGAAATCCGTGGGCGTGTACGTGGTTTGACGCATGACCTTGGCCACCATGCGTTGATATTTACCTTCGACGATTTGTCCTCGAACGTCCGCACCTAACATCGTACCTGCGGTGTTTATCTGACGCATCATGGCTCTGCGTTCAGCCGACGCCTTCGCGTTCGCCGCCCGCTTCTTCTTGGCTCGGTGCTCTTCGAGTGCGATTCGAGCGGCTTCTTCATCGCGTGACGGTGCTTTTCTTTTCTCGACCATATAGTATACATGAAGAATAAAAACGGTGCAGTGTACGTGGGCGCGATCGTGCTCTTAGTGCTCGTTCTCATCTACACCTGGTACAACCCACGCGTGGTAGAGGTCCCTGTGGAGGTGCCCGTGGAGGTGCCCGTGGAGGTGCCCGTCGAGCCACCGCGACGCGCGCCTGAATACAGGGGAGCACCCATTAAAAAGTACAAACCCGGCTACATGCAACAGATGGGTCTCCTCGTGGACGAAACCGGTTCGGAAACCCTCCCATTGTACGGGAAAGAAGCGTCGGGGTACAGGGACCGGTACAACTACTACACGACCACGTCTGGGGAACAAATGTACCCAGTGCCTGTGACCCACGATGGTCGAGAGTGCACTGAGGACATCGGTTGTCCCGAATTTTACGGCGAGGAGAGTGTGGACATCTTAGGTAAGAATGGCACGTACACCGTGAAGATGTATCGCACCGACGATTTCTTTTAAACAAAGACGAGGCCAAATTTCTTGGTCATCAAGCGCTTCGCCCCATCCATGGATGGTCGCGACCAAAGCAACCATCGCGACCAGAACCCAGGGGTTTTCAGACCCCCCGCCTTGGTCCAAGTTTCTCGTCGGCGATGACGCACCAAGTACCGTTGCATCCTGTCCTTGTCTCTGTGGATGGTGTAGTCGGAGTACCCTTTTCCACCAAAGTCCACGTACTTACCAGTATCCACGAAGATGGCGCGAAATTTTTTATCCGCCTTTGGACTCTTCGTGAGACGGACTTTCATCTATACACTGAGCGACTATTTTTTGTTCACATCATGCACTTGGCGCAGTACTTTTCCACCTTTTCGACTCGACGGTACACGTAGAGACCGACGAGCGCCAGGAGCGCGGCGGCGTAGGTCATTTGGGTCATCTGCTTACGCAAGAAGAACAGGGCCATCACGACGATGAGCATGAGGATTTCTTCCATCGTGGGCATGAAGAAGCGCTCGGACAGGTCCGGGGTTTCTTCAGTCGGTTCAGGGGCGGTGTACATCGAGCGCTTGTATCCTGGCATTTTTATAATCTACACAGAAATTAATTCATGTGGTGGGTCGTCGCCGCGGTGCCTTTTGGTCTCGTGGCTTGGGATTTTTGCAAACCACCCATGGACAAGTTGTACTTCCAAAACCCATGGCGCCCGCTGGTGGGCATGCGAAACACCCTCGTGGACATCTTCTGTGGACAAAAGTATTACCAAACCTTCGACCTCTGGCCCATTGGATTTAACTTTGGCAAGATACGAAGGGAATTTTTCGAGAGGGAGTCCATTGTGCAGAGACATTATTTCCACGACATGGACCCATGGTTTCCAAAAAACACGGGATACTATTATTACAACGTCCGGGATTTCCCCTTCTTACAAAGTGTCGTTGATACAATTCCAAAGGTGGACAAGGAGACCGGGGTCATCGCCGTCATAGAAGGCCCGATGACCATCGCCCCACACAGGGCGGAGAGTAACTTACAACTACGTTATCACATGACCTTGGAAGGTGCCGGTGATTGTACCCTGGTGCTCAAAGACTGCGAGTACAAGCACAAAACAGGCGATGAATTCATCTTCGATCACGCTCGTTATCATAGTTTAGAAAAGTCCGGCTCGGAAAGGCGTGTAAGCTTAATTTTGGATGTGCAACGTTTCTGATGGGCTTCGCCACCTCCATGAGCACGAGTTCCCCGACTTCGTTGCGTGCCTTTATCAACGTCGTATGTTTCGGTGGTGGCGGAGGACTTGGCTCCTCGTTGTTGCCAAACAAGAATTTAAACATTTTTTAAAAAAAGGAAAGTATTTTTTTTAAAAAATGCAATATTCTCCGTCTCTGGGTTTCGATCCCAGTACTTTGAGGTTAACAGCCTCACACTCTTCCGATTGAGTTAAGACGGAAAAAGGGTCCAGCCTACCGGATTCGAACCAGTGACCCACTGAGCTTTGATGACGACTACAATCAGTTGCTCTTCCAACTGAGCTAAGGCTGGCACATATTAATAAACATTTTATTCTTTAACTAATATATGTACCTCGTCGTAGTTGTGATTCTTCTTCTCGTATTTATGATTTTACGCAACGAGCGCGCGTGGTCGTACGAGACGTACCTCCTCACGCTCCCAGAGGCGCGCGATAGGAGAGAGGTCTTCTTCGAGCACAACACCCACGGCCCAAAGGTTCACGTGGTCTACGGCCAGGACACGAGAGTTGTGGAGACCGCGCGCAAATTTGAAGAACATGTGCAGAGTGAATTCATGGAAAAGGCTGTGGAGATGCACTACGACCCGTCGGTCGTGCGCCCGAACATAACCTACTTTAACTTGGGTGCCATAGGGTGTCAGATGGGCCACGCGGACATATGGAACCGGGCGTCTCGAAGCGGGCACAAGTACATCCTGGTGTTCGAAGACAACGTCGTTGTGAAGTCTCCTGAAAAGTTTCACCGATACGTGGAGTCCTTCATCAAGGAGAAGGGCGACGACTTCGAGGCGTGTTTCTTCCATTGTCTCCACTACCTTCCGGACGCCGTGCAGAAAGATAGGGTCCGATGGATTTCGAGCACGAAGTGCTACCTTCTTCACGTGCCGAACATGAAACGGTATTTCCCCCTCTTTTTCCCCATGAACAACCACGTGGACCTCAAGTTTGAAGACATCGTGGCGAAGGGTGCGCGCGTGTACTACCGCGACCTTCGGAAATACTTAGACATCGACAGGAGTGAGCCGTCCACCATAGGCCACAGCCCGCACGAGGACGAAGCCATGTTCTCCCGGCGGTTCCCGAAGGCCACGACGAAAGACCTCATCAAAGGATGGTAGGGTGGCGTTCACGTTCCTCCTTCGTGCGAATCAATTGGGTGATGGCGAGGAAGAGAATCACGACGAGAACGGTGTCTTCGAAGTCGCGCACGGCGGCGAATGCGAGCAGGAACAACGTGAAAAACTTGAACAAGGAATTTTCAGAGACGGACGTGAGCGCCTTCGGCTTTTCGGTCACGCCACTGGCGCCGAACACGCTGTGCATCAGGATGGTGATGCCGTAGACGAGCGGGCCGTTGATAAAATTTTCAGTTTTACTAAAGTAGTCAAAGCCATCATGTGCGACAAGACCCGTGATTGAAAGTGCAACAAGCGAAAGAAGCAAGGGAGTGCTCTGAAGAGACATATGTATTTATACAACATTAAATTTTATGGAGAATAAAGTTTCTGGATAAAAAGCGTAGGGCACGAATCGCCCGCCGTCGCACACGAAGTTTTGGCGAATCTCGGCGTGGGTGCACGTGTCCTTGGACATGCGCGCACACAAGACGTTGTCGTACACGCACGGCGTGGCGACGTCCAAAGTGACGTCCGGGCGAACCACGGTGGTGTCTACGTTGTACACCTTGAGGGCGTCGAGGATGTATTGATAGTCGCAACACGCGTTGACCACGACGACGCAGTGTCCATTCATGGCGTAGTTGTTTTGCACGTCGAAGAGAAAGTTTTCGTCTTCCTCTGGTGTTATCACGACGTTGGCGTGGGGTTCGCACATGGACGCGTTGCGCGCGACTTCCCCGTATTTCTCGGCGAGTTCCAGAAAGACCACACCGTGGCCGCTTTCAGCGAGGACGTGGCACTTTCTGATGTACCTCGAGACCTCCTCAATCTTCGATTGCATACCGAACCCGGTGATGCCCACGATGCTGAGCGGAAGGTCCGCGGTGAAGATGTTTCGCGCCTGCTTCTGGGTTTCCATGTCGCCTACGCAGTAGAGTCGGTCCAACGTGAGAAGGTGCCTCTTCGCCAACTTGAGGTTGAGGGGTTCGTGCGAGGTGTGAAGGATGGACCCCGGTTCGTTCCGCGCCTGCCCCGTGACGAACAACTCCTCCATGAATCCATGGTTCAAGCCTCGCCACCCCTCGACGACACCGATGACCTTGTTATGCCTCTGTTTCTCCTGAAGTGCGATTTCCGTGATGCACGTGTTCACTCCAGGGGAAATTCTTCCGGGTGTTATGATGCCGACGTTCATGGTTCGGTGTTATTTCTCAAACGCGTGATGACTCTAATTAAGACGTACGCGAGGCGAGAAATGAGGTAGTCAGTCGTCGTATGACGTATGCCAATATAAAAATAAGAATAAGCAGCCTAACTGCAACATACTTATCCGATGGTTCGTACGAGGGATTGAATTTCGTATCAACGACGAGGTTGTCAAAATATTTGTTGAAATGCACGTGTTCTATGTCATTTATGGTTTGATAATCGTATTGCGCATTTTTCTCTAAGATGGACGAACACCTATAAATACCGAATCCACTAAACGCTGATTCCACGTTGACGTATCGTTTTAACCGCAACCCGATGGTCGGTATTTTCGTCATCGGTCGTACGGCGCTGATGTCATAGGGAATGCCAACGTATTTAATGACAGACATACCGAACACGGCGTCAATATCCTTGTTCTTTTCCATGAATTGAAACATCTCTTCCAAATGTTCCATGTCATATTTCACGAAATCCATGTCCAACATGCACACGTAATCGTACTCAACGTCGGCGTTCATCACCGCGTTGAGACCT